AAAGTTGGACTTCCCTACAAGTGCATTATCGATAGCGTCTAGAGTACGTTGGGTATACTCTTCTACATCATCAGATTCTCCTTTTTTCTTGAGGTGTGACTCTACCACTGCTTCACAATAATGGCAGTCCCAACAATCAAATTTACAAGTTTTAATCTTTTCTCTCCAGATATTAATAGGAGCATCTTTGACTGCTAGATCTTCTACATATTCGTCAAACTCTGGGAACAAAAGTTCGTCACCTTTTACCCAACGCTCAACGATATCCATGGTCTCTTTAAATCGCATAGCATTCTCTCTGCCATGCATTTTAAATACATCGATACCGAGATCTACAAACTCATCCCAGTCTTCACGCCATGGTGGCAAATTAGCTGCTTTAAGTGAAGAAGAACTATCCTCAACATCCCACTTAGCACATGAGTTTGTGCTGATAGGATCCATGAAATACTGAGGGGATTGGTCTCCTCTAGTATTATTAAAATGATAGTGCTCATCCATCATAGAACAACCACCCCAACATCCCTCATTAGCAAGGAGAGAAATCTCTACTGGTTTACCAATCTCAGCACAATATTCTTTCGCTCTCTTAATTTCTAAGAGTGCATTTCTATCACGCATCAGATCTCTGTCCAGATTGATGTAGTGAAACCCTGCCTTAGCAAGAGATACAATCTCATTTGCTTTAGTTACGTTTCTCAGAATTGTATTCTTAATTTTCAATTCTGGAAATTCTTTTTGCAAGATGCCAGTAGCAACCCAACTAGTATGTGGAATTGTAGCAATCTTAATTCCCATCTCATACAAGGGACGGAAGTTGTGGACAAATAAGTCTAAGTTTTCTAGATCTGGTCTAACGTAGATGTTGTTAAATGTTGCAGAAAGAGGAATCTCAGTCTCTCTAGCAATAACAATAGCATTAAAGACCAGTTGTCTGGTGTCACCATTAAAGACATCTCCCATAGCGTCTTGTTCAAATGGTGGCATCCTGCATGTAAAATACAGGTCTTTAATATAAGGTTTGTATTTTGTCAACCAAGGTATCAAAACTGAGTCAACAAAAATCTTATCAAATTTTGGGTTTACGGGAAGACTGAATACGGAGTTTGGTTGGTTGCTCATTTTGTTGTGTCGCCTCGGGTAGCATCATAGGTTCATTTGAAAGTTCTTGTCCCAGTAGCATGGGCAAGTCTAGTTTTTCATACTCCTGTTCCATAATATTACGGACTTCAGGAAGCAACTGCTGTTGCATTCGTTCAACACCAGCAGTTAACAGTGTAGCATGTTCTACTGCACCTTTGATAGTTAACAACTGATCATCTTTAGGCATGTTAAGAATTGCATCTAAATTACCACTGCCTAAGCGACCAATAGCATGGACATCAACCGCTGCTTGTTTTGCCATACGACTGATCCAATACTTACGATCCTCGTATTCATTAGTTACTCGATAGTGCTCAATATTTTGACCATCTTCCATGTGCTCTCGCACCATGTCACAGAATTCGTCAATCTCTCTTTTATAAGTAATGTATTTTCTTTCGTAAATACCTTCATCATAAAGTGCTTTTTCTAACTCAATTTCGAGTCTTTCAATTTCCAGTTCGTCTGGTTCTTTTCTCTCTTTCTCTATCCGTAGAGCTCTCTCAATAACTTTTCTGTTATTGGTACAGAGTCTTTGCTTATATTGCAACTCTGTAAATCCATGATTTCTAGTCTCAAGTTCTAACAAAGCTTGTTGAACTTTTTTATATGGCGTGACCTGAGAACCAACTACAAAAGTATTGTTTTGATAACGAGTCTGACCTTGCTGTAAATTGATAGCAGCATCGAGAATTTGGTCGTTACTTACAGTTTCTTTTGTCGCGATACTCAGATCTTCTCTTCTAGCAAGAATATTAGAATCCGAAGGTTCCATACTTTATATCAACTCCATCAGTACGAATATAGTTTTCATCACATCGCCCCATTTTCTCTGCTTGAGAGAATGGCATACCAACATTTAGATAGTCCTCATATAGGATATTCATATCCCACATATTATCACAGTGTTTAAATTGAGATTTAATTGCGTGATATTTGCCGAGGAGAGCGGCGTAATCTACTACATATTTATCGTGGTTCTTAATGACCTTTTTCGCAAGAACCGTCTTGTCAATACCTCTAGTGATTGATAAAATATTTAAGAATGGTGTAGATGCTTCTGGATTTTTAAGAAGTGCTTTTGCTTCAGGAACTTGATATGCCCAAGACTCTTGCTCTACATCGTGGCAATTTTTAAAGTTTTTAAAACGAAGTTCAAATTCTCTTTCGACAACTAGAACTGCCATCTTCTTCATGAATGAAAGTGCATTATCAATCTTTGCCTGTGTCATGGGATTTTTGACTTTGGCATATTCAATTTTGCCATCATCATTCATCACACCTTCGTAGTCTTTAGAGTATGATCTAATTTCACCTTGATAGTTAATACCATCATGTAGTTCTTTTTCAGTAAACTCAATATATCTCTTGAGTCCAGACTTAAGAGTTTCAAATACGTCTCTCTTCATTCTCACGACAGAGATACTGAAGAAATTAAAACAATTTAAATACGTTGTTTCATGCTGTTCTAACTGCATGTCTCTAAGGTCTTCTTCAGTAATGCCCATTAAAACATCACCCTGCTGAATATCATTCTTATCTTTGATATATTTTTTTACTTCAATTTCTAGAGGGTGTTGACGCTCATAAGACTTATCTGGACGAATAAATTCTCCATCTTCTACCATATGAGATGGCAATCTAAATGGAGTACGTTCTTTCCACTGAAGTTCGTATTCTTTTTCTTGAATAAAATTTGATTTTTTCATCACTGATATCTTGTAGCAGTTACAGTAAATGCAGCACTATGGCATGTACCAGAAGATTGTCCCTGGTGTCCTTTTGGTTCAGTCTTAAATCCACACATCGTCATAGCATCAGTTGCATGGAAGAACTTCATGGTTCTATTGTTCTGGCGAGCATTACCAGAACCACCACTTCCAGAGTAGTTGCCAACCATATAACCCCAGTCTTGACCCATCTCCATATTTTCTTCACCAGAAGCAACGTCATTCTGGTTAAAGGTTGAGATAAATGCTCCTGTATTGTGAGTGAACTTCATCCACTGCTGGGTTACGTTACCACCGTTACCATGATATCCATGATTCCACTTAGTAGATAGTGACTTTTTCCATCCATCACCACCGATGTTGGTAGTAGACCAGTTACCAGTAGACTCTGTAGAGAATTCAATATATTTTGAGTTACTTGTATCTCCAAATGAATATCCACGAAGTTCTCCTTCAGTAGCAGATGCGTGGTTATTAGAGTGACCACCACTAACTCTTGACATCAGTTCGGACATAAAGTTTAGTCTGTTCCAAGACTGGGAACCTAGATCAGCACCACCAGTGACATATCCTCTCTGGGTTGTCTGACCAGATACTGCACCAGGGTCATCACAAGATGCATAAAGATCCCAGGTAGCACCAATACTATCAGGTGTAGTAGAATAGTTATCAGTGTGGTTATAGTCAGGAGATGAACCAGCAGTTCTGCCTGTTCCTGTATGCAAGTTAATTGAAGAGGTATGTGGAGAGTTAGAACCCCAAGAGTTACTACCACCATAAACATAACCGTTGTAGTCACCGAAGTTACCATCAACGTATGTTGCTGCTCTGTCTAACTGGTCACCACGGCAGATAGTAACGTCTGTTGCGTGGAATGTCTGGTTGACGGTTCTCCATGGGTTAGCACCACGATATCCACCACACATGAAACCATGTGTAAAAATGCTTCTGTATTTAAATTCAGAACCGATTGTAATATTATAGGTATTACCATTATTATCGATCCAAGATCCTTGACCAGAGAATGGTAAATATCCACTAGCAGGAACTGATGGGTTTTGTAGGTTAATACCACCAGTTCTACCACCACCAGCAGGCATGTCATCTGTATTTGCTGGGTTACTAACACCAGCACCGCTTGTCGGTGATGCCCAGAAGGCAGTCTGACCATCAGAGAACAACTGAGAACCAGCAGTTTCTGGACCCTGTTCTGGCAGAGATGCGAATGGTTGACCATTCTTTAGTAGGTTACCAGTGAAATTGATATCACCAGCGATATTTGCGCCGATCTCAATTTCTAGGGCACCACTACCTGCCAGGTTTGTAATATTGTCAACTCTAATTTTAGAAGCCATTTCTTACCCTATATGGTGGTTTTTCCTTTATATATTTAGATAACAACGAACGTGCTAGTAGAACCAACAGTAATTGTTCTATTATTAGCAATAGTAATATCACCGCACATAAATGCGTTTGTATTTGCTGGAACAGTGATGTCCTCATCTAGTACGTTAGGATTACTCTTAACGATACCGTAAGTATCTAGGTGCTGTGGAGCTCCGTTGATTCTAAATACTCCTCTAACATTTGCATCACCGTTGACATCCAGTGCGTAATCTGGATTTGCTTGGTTGATACCAACAGCAGATAGTCTATAAATGTCCTTATTGCTGGTTAAAATAGAAGTAGTTGCTTCTGTCCAACGTGAGGTAACAAACTCAGAGTTGTTCTGGAAGAATGTACCATTAAGGTTCATATCTCCCTGGATATTTAAGATATAATCTCTATTCTGATTGTTCTCTGGATCAACACCACTAAATGCAGTTGTATTGATAGCAACTCTATTGTTGCTTAGATTGACAGCAACTGCTGGTGTACCATTCCATGTAGTTCCGCCATTTGCAGTTGAACCTTGTAAGGTGAACAAGTTGTTAGCAATTTCGTTCTGGGAAACCCTAGCATTTCTGTAAGAGTTAGCACCATAGAAAGTGATTCCTTGACCAGCGTTGCCAGAACCAACACCAAGTTGTAGACCCTCTCTACCAAGAATCTGATTGTCAACGTCAAGACCATTATTTGTTCCACTATTCTCAACAACAACTCCACCATTACCTCTAATAGACATCTTGTTATTAGAGTTACTGCGGAAGATGAAATCTCTATCAGATGCTCTACCGTTAAAGATCCAGTGTGCGCCTTCACCAGGATGTGTACTTACTGCTGCACCAGAAGAGATGAACATCATCGCGTGGTTAGGATCATCATAATAAGAGTTTCTGGAACCATCAATCAATAATTGATGACCAGTTGGGTTACCAGGACCACTTAGTCTTAGAGCAGCAATTGATCCACCAAGAACATCAAGACCAACACCAGCGGTAAGTGTTGTACCAACGTTGATACCAACACCATCCTGAGATGCATCAACGAATAATGTATCTGAATCTACAGCAAAATCGTCAGCAACACTAGCAGTAGAAAGCATACTTGCTGTTCCACTGACGCTAAAGTTAGATCCACCACCTGTGATAGTTAGCGAACCAGTCATGGTATCGCCTGCTTTCAGGACGTTTAGTGAAGAAGAACCGACAAGATTTGCAGTGATTGTTCCTGCAGCAAAGTCGCCGTTAGCATCACGCTTGACACCAGTATTGGCAATATTTGCAGACTGGAACTGGATGTTTCCAGCATTCCAGATAACGTTACCGTTAATATTAAATCCATCAGCATTTGCTACGAGTGCATTTAATGTACCCGAACCATCAGTTGCATTACCACCAGTAGCGATGATAGCAGCGTTGTAGTTAGAAGGTGATAACTGTGCGCTGGTGAAGTAGATAGCAGGTGACGTTGCTTGACCATCTGATCTACCAAGTCTAAGGTTTGCAGTACCAGAATCACTTTCTAACGTAGCAACTTCAAATGTATTAGAATCTTCTAGACTAAATTCATCAAAGTTAACTTTGTTTGATGCTGTACCAATTTGAATTGCATTAGCAACCGTGGCAATCGTACCAGAAGTTAGACGACCAATAATAATTGTATAATCATTAAAGTTATCTGCAGTATCATCATTAATAATTAAGTTATCAACCTGTAAGTCACCCGCTGCCTGAGACTGGTTATCATAGAACTTGATCAAACTACCAGGAGTGAACGGTGTTGTATTCAATACTTGTCCACTGATATAGACTTTAAGTACAAGATCTCCGTTGTAACTCTTAATTGTTAATGAATCTCTGTAATTAGTAGCACCAATAAATCTTGGTAAAACTCTTTCAGATAGAACTCCCTTATTAAGGTTGTATGCATTCTGATACCAAATACCTTGTCTATTGTCAAGTTTGTCAGCGTCCATTCCTGAACCAGGACCATCATTTAGAGATGTCCACATCTTCGCCCAAGAACCGAATGCGGCAACGCCAGTTCCAGAACCACGAAGGTACATGTTATCGTTATCTGTAAATGCAAGTTGTCTTACACCACCTTCAGCAGTTAGACCTTGACCTTTGTTTCTAACAGTTAGAACAAGGTGCTGTGTGCCGCCATCATTTAGACCATCAGCAGAGTTGTTGATAGTATTAGCAACAAAACCTTCAACGAAGAAACTTGGTGCTGCGTTTGATGTTGGGTTATTAGTACCAGTAACTAGTCTTAGTGTACTACCAGACTGGTTAGAAATACTGATATTGTATGTTCCAGATAATCTATCTGGACTCAACGTTCCACTGGTAAGACTTGCAGCATCCTGATAGAAACCACCTTGCTTACCATCTAGAAGGTCAGCATCTAGTCCAGATCCAGAACCAGTCTTAATTTCGATAGAACCATTTCCAGCAGTACCAATATTAAATTGATCTTTCTTGAATCTAGAAACACCAATTGTTCCATAGAGGTCAGAAGAAATAGTTAGATCTGTAACTCTCTGAACATCAACAGCAACGTTAGCGTATTGTCTATTAACAGTAGAGATCTTGACTTCTAAAACTAGACCAGATCCAGAACCAATTACAGGAGGAGGTGAGACTACAGTAAAGTCTGAACTATATCCACTACCGCCATCGGTAACGGTGATGTCAGTAACTGTATTACCAGAAACAACAATATTAGCTTTTAATCCCGTTCCAGTACCACCACCAATCTCGACATCAAAGAACTGACCATCAGTAAATCCAAGACCGCCGTTGGAGATAATAATATCATCAACAAAATTACCTTGAGTATATGAAGACTCAAAGATCATAGGAGACGCACCACGCTCGAATGCAATAATAGATCCAGCGTTAATTGTTTGCGTAAGTGGGTTGTTTAGAGAAACTGTCGTTAAACCAGCAGCAGTAATAACACCCGTGATATTAGTGTTTGCCTGAATACCAGAAACGTTTGCAACAACTTCATGACCAATAAGGACATCTGCGTTTGTTTCAAAAATCAGAGAGTTTGATCCAGAACTTGCTGTACTATACAGTTTGTCGAAGTATCTAACTTCAGCACCTTTAACAGATTGAACTGCAAGTGCAAAGTTCTGGTCTCCACGTAAGAATGTGAAGGAGTTTGCAGCACCACCTGATGCAAGTCTGTCAGTCTCAATAACACCAGATGTGATATCAGATGCAGCAATCTGGTTAGAAGATAGAGATACCCAGTTATTGTTATTACTAGATGATGTATTTACAACTCTAGTAATATTCATAGTAACAGCAGGGATGTCACTAGACTCAATAGTATCGGTATCTTCAATAAGGATTCTGTTTACAACAGATCCATAGAGTCTACTCTCAATCAGAGCACTAGCAGTTGCTTGTGTACCAGATCCTGCAGGTGCAGCAATTGTAACTGTAGGAGCAGAAGTATATCCTTTACCACCTAAGAATCCATCATAAAGAACTAGAGTTAGTGTTACAACTTCACCATTAGCGATAGTGGTTTCTGCTCTTGCTTCTACACCACCTTGCTGTAGAGTACCAGAGATTGTAACTGTAGGTGGTTGAGTATAACCACTACCACCGTTTGTGATGTTCAACTGATAGACAACACCCTGTCTATATTCTGTTGCCTGAATACGACCACCAGTTCCACTACCAGTGAAGATATCACCAATAGTAAATTGTACTGTTGGGTCAGGAACAAACGCAGTAAATAGACTATCTAAATCGTTGTTTAGAATGAATGATGTTGTAGTATCAGATTGAATCGCGATGTCACCAGCAAGTGCGCCCTCAATAGCAAGTCGCTCTGCTTGATTTGCAACAGTGTAGACTTCAAATGGTCTTAGTGCTGGGATCTGGTCAATTGAAATCTTACCAGAGTCAGTAAGTTCAACCAGTGCTCTAGGAACAGCGTTCGTGGAGTATGGTTTGTTGATGTATGGACCGAGGTTGTTAGTGATGTAATCTCTAACTGCCTTTTGAGTAGGTAGAACAGAGTTACTAGTTCCAGCACCACCAAGAGTATTATCAGCAGAGAAACCTGTAACAACAACGTCGCCACCCTTCAGTTTCAAGAATTCAACTTCAGAGATAGTAACCGTACCTGTGAAGGTAATAGCACCAGTTCTGTTTTCGATTTGTGCAAATGTACCAACCTTGAAGTCGCCAAGTTCGTCAGTACCAGAACAATAAACACGACCATAATCTTGAGATACTTGCTCATTAGCGAGAACTTTAGTACCACCGTTTTCTGGTAGTGCTAGGTAGTTAGTACCTGAACCTGCAAATTCCCAGGTGTGCGAAGAGGAGTTGACGATAGATGGTCTATGTAATCTGATAGTCTTACCAAGTAATGCACCTGTAGAAATTGGATTTCCAGTTGCATCATCAGTAAGACTCATAGGTTGACCTTGACCATCGTCAATTGTCAACTGTGCAGAGAACGGTGGACCAGCACCAACTGCGCCAACAGCATCGATGAAGTATTCAATATCAGGATTTGTATTGCTGATACCGTCAATTTTTACAACATAATGCTCCAGTGGTTCTCTACCTAAACCATCGACTGTTAGAATTGCTCTACCAGTTGGTGTAGCAGATACATTAGAAATAGTACCAACGTCAAACGAATACGCCTCTCTTCTAAATCCAATACCACGGAGAGCGTAGATACCGAAGTTAGTAGCAGAGTTGGTGATAGAACAGTAACCACCAGACTCAGCAAGTACACCGTCAGCACAGAAGATAACGAAGACCGAAACTAACTGAGTGTAACCATCTTCGATAACCTTATATCCTGTACCACCAAAGGAGACGATGGTGAATGCGGATGCAACCATCGACTTACCCTGATTAGGGAAGGATGCTGATCCGTCTAGTTCTAGACCAGGGAAAGGACAGTTAGGTTGTTTAACTTTAGAACCATCAACTAGAGCACCACTACCACCAAGGAAGGAGATAACAGAAGAGTTCTGGGTGTATGGTGATGCTTCAATAATTGGGTAATCATCATAATCACCACGAATTGCCATACGGCGATTATTCAGATCAGTAACAAAACTATCTGGATATGTGATGATAGAAGCAGTATCATATAAAGTTCCAAAAGTTTGGGTAATTGCACCAGGAGCAGAAGTTCCATCTAAAATATCTTCAAAGGTGCTAAATGCAGTTGTGATACTTGCCTCTACAGTTGCACAATCTGCACCAGCAGCAGGGTCTGTTAAAACATTCCAATCATCAAACTGTGGGATTGGAGATGTTGTTGATACTGGATTATGGATAATAACAGTTCCATTAGTTGCAGCACTAACGAAGGTATGTTGCTCACCAGAAGCACTACCAGCATCACCAACGTTAACTGTTACTTGAACAAATGATGTTCCAGAAACTGCAGTAATTGGATAACTATTACCATAGTTAGAATCAAATCTAAGAGGACTTGGATGATTTCCTTGTACATTATTCACAGTACAGCTAAAGGTCATAGCTTCTTCTGTGAATGCAACTCTATCGCCAACTTGAGGAACCCCACCAGAACCGACAGGATATGTAAAATTCAGTTCTCCTGAAGCAGCGTTGTATACAGCACCAACTGGGGTAACGTAATCATTCAGACCATCGGTCCAATTACGCATCGCATGAATACAAAGATCACGAACCTGTTCATATGCGTAGAGAGTTGCAGGTAACTGAGCTGCATCGATACCAGTTAGTGCAGCACCAGTGAAATATGCTTCTGCATTACTTACAATACCGTGGTTGCCACCAATAGCTAAGTCTCTAATTAGACCACCTAGAACGATATTGATATCACGACGACACTTTCTCTGATGAATATCGCTAAGATTTAGTGCAGGATATTGTACTTCAGTATTGATAAGTGCTTGATCTGCAATAAGATCTCTGTTTCTAGCAATTAAATATGCAGCATCTAGATACGTACCATTAGTATTATTTGTGATAACATCTACCCAGAGGAATGATAGAGTATCAATTGCTGCCTTGACATCTGCACAAGCAGGATCTCCAGCAGTAGAAGTAATTACGCTATTGTCAAAATATCTAGTGATACTAGAATATCTAGGAGCATAGATTGTATCAGATGGAGTTCCATTACCAATCCTCCAATTTCTCATACAGTAAATTGCTAGCTCTCTAGCATATTCAATCGCTCTTACATTTTGAATAATTTCATCTTCGATGTAAGTAACTTTACCATCAACGATATACTTCTGCGCTGCTTCAATTACGTTGTGGTTTGATCCAAACTCAAGGTCTCTGACGAGAGCGTTGATAAAGTGAACAACGTCTTGACGGCACTGATTATCACCATTATTTCCAGTGCTGTCTGGAGAACTATATGCTGGATATACTTTCTGACCAGCTTCACATTCAATAAGAAGTCCTGCTAATTGAACCGTATCATCTTCTGCTAAACTAGGAATTGCTGTAGATGTTGTTACAGTAGCAACACCAGTATTTCCTGTATCATAAACAAAAGATGTAATGTTATAAACGTTACCACCAAATGTTACAGTACCTCCACTAATGTAGTTATTGACGTGATCTAGTGGACCTAGATAAATGTCAAAATCATTACCAGTTACATTATATACAGAATAGTAGTCTCTCTTAAATTCATCATTAATAATTCCTACAACTTCATCTGCGATAAAGTCTCTATTGTTGCGAAGGAATACACAAGCATCTTGGAATCTTCTTTCTACAGGTGTAGAAATTGGGAATTTGTTTGGAGAGTTAAGTAAAGATAGTGTTACACTTCTAGAATATGTGGCAACTGTAGCAAACTGTCCTGGATCAAAGTTTGCATCATTAATTCCTGGCGCTTTCTTTGGAATTACAAATCTTCTTGCTCTACCATCAGCATCTTCTAGAACTTTGTAAATTCTCTGCTTGCCGTTGAGGAAAGACAGGTCTGGATTTGTTGTTGGCAATCCAGTAATAGTAATTTCTTGACCTTCTTTAAATTCATGGATATTACTTCTACCAACTAGTTCGTTGGTATAGAATACAATACCACCAAGGTCTTCTGCATTACCGAACTGATCACTCTGGAATCCCTCTGTAAATGTTCCCTGTAGAGAGAAGTCTAGTCTTTGAATTGGTAATGTGTTAGTAACATCTTCATCTACACTAACAACCTCACCTTCTGCTCTAATTGATTTTAGAGAGATTGAGTCAAACGTGAAGAATGTAGCAGTTGCCGCATTAATATTGATTGTCTCTGATACTGCAGAATCCCATCCAGTCGATCCAAAAACAGGAATTACTGTAACATCCCAATACGTTGTAGGAGGTCCTTGCTCTGGATCAATCTGGAATACTTGGAAATATCCTTGAGTAAAACTAGAATCATCAGTATCATCTAGATAAATGTAATCTCCAGGTGAGATTATTCCTGTCGGATCAGATGTAGTTCTGAAAGAGTTTGCACCAGTAGTCTCTGTAATTGTAAGTGCAAGTGATGCATCTGTAGAAATGTTAGTAATATATCTAAATTGTTCACCTTCTACAATAGAACCACTGGTCGCTCTGACATCTACACTACCATTAAGATATGCGCTAGCACCTGTTGTAGAATCAAATGCGACACCAATAACTTCTGCAACAGCACCCTGGTTAACACCAACAACTTGACTACCTACTTGTAATGCTGATCCACCACCATTCTGCTGGAATCCTAATCTAAACTGATCAGGACCAAAGATTTGGTGACCAATTGGGAACTCAACTCCAAAGTCTCCATTAACTTCATAGTCAAGGATGACACGTTGCTTGTCATCGAAGACCATAGCAAAGTCCCATGTTGCAACGGAATCTCCATTTGCATCAATCTGGTCTCTATATGTTACACCGATGACATAGTTTTTGTCACCGAATTTCATAATATGTTTGCCAGGATTCCTAGGTCTGATAATTACTAGACGTAGGTTATCACCAACAACTGAACAATCTGGTGGTAGAGAGATTGGGTTATCTTCTAGATAGTCTCCACCAGAGACAATAAGTGTCTCTTTTACACCAGGAGTTGCCCAAGCTAACTGTGCCGCTTTTTTAATTGTACGAACAGGGTTAACTGCTGAACGACCATCGTTCAAGTCAGAACCAATTTGTTCAGAAACATAGATACGACCACCAACGTCATTCGTTGCTAGGTTGAGGACGTATTCTGTGGTAGCAATAGCATCAGATCTATCGCCAAGTAGTGGAGTAATTGAACGAGGGAAGACACCTGCTTCTCCTGTGTCTCCGTAACGGAATTCTGTAGGATCATCAGCACGGAAACCGATGTGCTTAAAGTCAACTTCTCCATTCCTGACAACGCCATCAGTATGTGTTGGAGGTACTGCTGTTGCTTCACCCTGGTTTAGTGCTTGATAGACATTAGTACCAAAGTATACGTACTCGTCTTTTTGGAAAATATCTGCTTCAGTCGGGTATAATGTACCCGAACCATTCATATATGTCTTAAGATTTGGACCTCTTAAGTTTAGGTCAGGAGTAACAAAGTTATCAATATCAAGGTTTAAAACTCTCGCCGTGTCAGAAATGATAGACGTGGAAGTTCTAATAGCACCGTTGATATCAAGTTCAAAGTCAACAGTATCAAGGACAGCAGTAGCAGCTGCACCAGCGCCACCACCACCTGTAAAAGTAACTGTGGGAGCAGTTGTGTATCCACTACCAGGATTATTAATTGCAATACTGGTAACTCTGCCATTAAAAATAAATGCAGATGCTAGAGCTTGAACACCACCTGGAGTTCCTGGTGGATCGATAGTAACTGTTGGTGGGTTAACATATCCAACACCGTCATTAGTTAGTTCGATATTGTTAACACGATTACCCGTTCTGTTAATACCAACACGAGGCAAACCCGTATCAGCATCAAGTTGTGTTCTTAGGACTTCTCTTTCGAGAGATCCTGTACCACCCCTAATGGTAAGTTCATTATCACCGATAAGTTGGGGTTTTGAACCCCTTACAAACTCTTTATCAGAATTGATATTAAAACTCATGGTGCTAGCTAGCTCCGCCTACTTTCCCTAAGTTATATTTAGCATCAAGCCCATGCAATACTAATAACTTGAGTGGAGACAACCCACTTGATTGTGTTAGTTGTTCCTGCTCTTGTAGTAGTGTAACTAAAACGGTTAGTCGCTCCTAATGGGTCAATTGACCAAGACTGTCCTGTAGGAATATCATCTTTGATAACGGTTCTCATAGTAGAGAGAACAGACACCGCGCCAACATTATCACAGAATAATACTGACTCTAATTTTGCAGAATATACTGTTCCTTGTGGATTTACTCCAACAACATGTCCAGTAACAAAATTCAAAGTATTATTGTCAATAGTAATTTGCGTTCCTACATTATCTAATTCTAATACTGCAGTATTGACCCCTCTTAAAATAAAATGAGATACTTTACTATCAGTAAATTCAGAGTTTTTAAGTTCTAGACTATTAAGGTCTTTTGCATTTCTGAGTTCATCAAGTACAACTGTTTTATCGACAGAATATCCACCAGTTGAATCAAACTTTTCTTTTGTAGTTGCCATATTTATTTCTTAGTGACGTTTGAGACGATAGTAGTGATGACCTGATGTGTTGTAGGCACTGCAGCTCCTATTTCAATATTTAGTCTGACCACATTTGATCCAGTCAATTCAAAGGTTGGAATGATCAATTGATAATCTGTTCTCAGATTGCCATACTCGCTATGGAATACATCTGTACCATCATCAGTGATACCAAATTCAATAAACTCTTTCTCACCAGTGGTCACATCATAACAAGTAACAGTTGTTTTACATCCAACTGCTAGAGCAATATCATAAAGATCACTACTTCCATTATTAACAGTGCCTTTTGTTAGGGTAATTCTTTCTGATAGAATCTTGGTATCAGCAAGTTCAAATTCTTTAAGATCACCATCAAAGATTTTAACACCATCAAATGTTCCTGATCCAAAACCAATATTAAGATAAACATCTCCTTGATTATCTAATCTCAATACAGGATCAACAACTAGTCCAGCAGAAAGACCTAAGTCAAAATACTGTTTTGTTGTATGTAAGAATGTAGTTGTAGCAGAAGTATTGTCTAGAGTGCTAGTAGCATTATCCCATGTAACCAGAGAAGCAGTAACTTCAAACTCGTTACTGGTCATAGATCTAATGGTATCAATACCATAGAAGTCTAGGGAGATTGGTGTTACTTCTAAAGTTTTTACGTTGTCGTTGTAGAAGAATAATGTATTCTCGTTTGCTCCAGGTGCAGATTCAGGAATAATATAAGTATTTTGATCAACGTCTTTAACTCCACCAAGAGATCCCCAGTTAGTTCCATCATATCCTTCAAACTGTGTGGAGGTAGTATTAAATCTAATTGCACCCTGAATTGCTGCTCCTCTATCACCATCAGCGCCAACAGGAATTGTTAGCGATGTGTTTGTATCAATTGTAACTTTTTTGCCAGAGTTTGGTCTGATTAGCAAATCATTTACATCTGTAGAAATAATGTTATCAGCAAATCTCAATTCACCATTAACAACTAATGGTGTTCCACCAAGAGGTGCTACTCTTACCTCAGAGATTTCTTCAAATGTTAATGTACTTACTGCAAGACCCCAGAAAGTAAGTTCGCAAGTTCCGTTTACAAATGCATTTCCAGAAGTATCAGTTGGTTCAGAACCAGATGGTGCAGTTGAACCAGCAGTGGTTACCTCAAACAAATTGTTCTTATATTTGAGATATTGACCTAGAGTTACAGGTGTGTTAGCATTCCATTCTGTATATACAGGAGCAGTAGTATTGGAAGAAGAAATCTTCTTGCAATTTACAAACTCTAGGTATTCATTAGTTACCTTGAGTGTATTAATACCATCATTAATAAACCATAGAGTATTATCATTTGCACCAACAGAAGCTTCTGCCTTGATATAAGTATTGCCATCTAAATCTCTTACGCCACCAAGAGATGACCATGCAGAGTTCGTTGCATTATATCCTTCATACTGTTGTGTGTCAGTGTTAAATCTAATTTGACCATCTGACAATTGGTTTGATGGTGGTCTAGCATTAGTATCACCAACAGGAATTTGTAGAGCACTATCTGTATTAAAGTTAGCAATTCTTCCAGGAGAAGGAACAAGTAAAAGATCATTACTTCCTAAACTACGAATTTCGTTAGTTTCAATCTGGATTTGATCATTAACATTAAGGTCACTAAGTGTTTTTAGTTGTCCTTGGGTAGACAGATTGCCATCTGCTAGAGTAATTGATAGAGTTGATAACTGTGTGTTAGGATCAAAAACATCAATATTTGATGAGATATAGAATGATGATGCTGTGGTTACTGTTAAAGAAGAAGCACTATCGATAGTTTCTGCAGTAATAGCAGTTCCATCAATATCTGGAGCTGTTAGTGTCTGAGTTACAGTAGCATCTAAAGTTGTAATGTTAGTAGTAGCAGTAAATGTTTCAGCTGAAACATCACCAGTGTCTACATCACTCTTAATAATATCACTGCTCTCTACTTCATCAACAGTAATTTGTAGTCCACTACCAAATGTTTTGGGGTTATTGGCACTTACTGTTAATACTGCTGCTGTGTCAAAATTGAAACCAGAAGTAAGTCCAAGAGCACCCTCATCATAATAGTATAGATTGGGAGTGCTATCCGTGATTTTAATTTTTAATGAAGTAGCTTCTCTAACAACACCATCAGTATATTCGGAACCAGTGAATGTTAATAGCGCATTACCAGAACCAGATGGTACTTGATCTAGTGTGATTTGAGTCAAACTATCAACTGATAGAATTTTTGTCCCTGTAGTGATAGTTCCATCACCACTAGCAGTGACTAGCATCCCTACTGCCAAATTAGTTGTGCTAGATACAGAAACAACTGCAGTAGTATCATCGAGAGTTACACTATATCCATCGTAGAATGATGGTGCTTTATTTCCTCCCTCAAATGCAGATAATGCAAATGTGTGGTTTGGATTGCCTTGTCCAGTAAGATCAAATGAGTATGTAGATCCAACATAAAGGGTTAGATCTGGTGTAAATACATCGTCAATAAAGATTCTATAATCAGTTGCGGTTGTAGATGCTGTAAAAACAGTGTATGTATTACCACCTGCGACAATACCGTCCGCTCCAAGGAAATCAGTATCAAGTCCTTGGGATAGGTTTGCGACAGCAAGAGAAACGATGTTACCACCAGCAGAATTTACACCTACAACATCATGAGTATCGAATGTGGTAATACTACTAATTTCTAGAATGATGTCGTCAGCAGGAGTAGCGCCACCAACTAGGTTACCAGCAACCGTTACAGATTCTCCTTGGACATAATCAAAACCAGCACCATCAACAATAACACTAGGGGAACCATCTCCACCACGAATAACTTGTACTGTCAGTCCACTGCCAGATCCTCCAGTAGCAGCAACATTATTGTATGTTTGATCTGCAGCAGCTAGAACTGAAGTGCCAGTTGTTAATGTTACCTGAACGACAGCACCATCTCTTTTCTTAATACTATCTCCTACACTAATTGCGGAAGAAGATACTGTTCCCTGTAAAGTTAGGGTTTGAATTCCATACCACTTTGCAGTTTTGGTAATAGGTTGTACGAGATCTGTTGGGGATACTGTAAGAACATCTGTAGCTGAATATCCATTACCACCATTAATAACTTGTACTTGTTTTACAGCACCTAATACATCAACTCTATAAGAGAATGCAGTAGTACCAATACCAAATGATGGGAGAAACGATAAGGTTGCTGAACCAGGAGTTGTTGGAGCGTTGTTTAATACAACTGTTAAGTTTGGTTCGTCAATAGATGAAACAGTTGTATCAGCAGCAAGAACACCTGTACCTCCAGTTTGCTGCACAACATCTCCAATAGCAATACCTGCAACGGATGTTAAAACAATCTGGGTTGGGTTTGGTGAAGTAAATGTTAGGGAAGCAGCACCAGGAACATCTGGAGGAGCGTCAGGACCACCAATACCTAATGACATCGTTAGTGTTGTAGCACTATCGATAGATTTAATAACAGCACCCTGTGCAACAAATCCAACATCTCCAACACCGTTGAAAACATTCATTCCAACTTGCAGAATTGATGTATCGGCAACTGTAATCTGTGCGCTGCCAGAAATCAGTGTTGTATTGACGCCAGTAATTGTTCCGCCAAGAACGGTAGACAACCCACTGACTCCAGTTGGTAATGCCAGCAAATCTCCTACTTGATATCCAGATCCATATGCAGAAACATCAAATTCTGTAACTTTTCCAGGATTCGATGTTACTGTAAATTCAAATCCAGAACCAAGACCACCAAAGAAAGTATTGTCAATACCAAGAGTGTCGTTTGCCGAGTAATCTTGTCCTGCAGATGCAACTGTAGCAGCAGTAACTGTACTATTATAAGTTACTCCTGTAACTGCATACGTTGCTCCAGAACCTCCTCCAATCTGAGCATCGACAAATCTTAAAGTATCTCCTGCAGAGTAACCTTCACCAACTTGAGTAAATGTTACATCTGTCACATTACCATTAGAATCTACAGTAACATTAGCAGTAGATCCTCTACCAGAACTTGCTGGAGTACCAGAAACAACACTGATACTGTTACCCATTCCAGCGTGAGCAGCACAATCATATCCAATCGTTTGTGGTGCTGCAGTGTCATGGATAACAAGATCAACAAATGCTCCTGCTTGACCAGCAATACCGAATGGTACTACAGTAAAAGTATCTGGGAGAGCATCTAATACACTTGCGCCATGGAAGTAAAATGGATGAGTAGATAGACCTGTATCTGAAAGATCAAATCTATATGTATTTCCAATCTCAAGAGTCAGTACAGGTTTGTTTGTACCATTTAATGTATAAATTTCGTTTGGTGGTGGAGCACCAGGATTCGCGACAGCAGCAACAACATATGTCTGTGTAGCAACGTTATATACATCAATCTGAGCATATAATCCTTGAGTATAACCACTACCACTATTGGCAACATTACCAGCAATATTAGTAGTACCCGATACGGTAATATTCAGGGTTGCGTTTGAACCAGAACCATTAGTGGTTGTTGGGACGCTACTATAGTTACCAATTGGATATCCAGAACCAGCATCTGTAATGCCACCCTCTAGTTCTGGAATTACAAATTCGCAAGTAGCACCATTTCCATTACCACCAATTAATGGAATACCTGTATATTGTCCTTGAGTATAATTAGCACCAATATTTAAGATAGTGCCATCAAAACCAACAACATCAATCTCTGCAGTACCACCGTCACCAGTACCACCAATAAACGGAACATCAGTATATGTTCCCTCATCATATCCAGAACCAGAATTACTTACTGTAATTCCAGTAGTGATAAGAACATTCTTCTCAAGAATAAAATCTTTGTATCCTTTTAGACTGATATCAGAGATATCGAATAACTTCTTTGTATTAGCAACAAACCCGATAGTATCTTGTCTTGGTTTGTATAAACCTAGCTCTGAGTCTGATGTAAAAGCTAGGGATGGAATAAATCTAGTTCCATCACCTAGTTTTAAAATACCTGTAGAAAGGTCACTGCCACCTGCAGTGACGTTAAAAATTGCTGCACCAATCTCATTAATTTTGACCCTCTGTTGTTCAAAGGTATCCGTGCGTGCGACGTTAACTGCTGGCATTTTTGACTAACTCTCGTAGTAGGGTTTTGATTTCAGAGATTTCATCCTTCAACATATTTATGTCGTCCAACGCGGAACTCAGTTGTCTTTGTTTACGTCTTGCCTCTATGGCAGAATCGCTGTGATTCAAGATAGCACCTGTGGTCTCGTCTCTGACAAGACCATCGTGCCCTTCAACTTTAATATAACCCATACGCGGAAATTAGAATGCTGCTACTGCTCGGATATCCTGAATTTTAGGAACGAATGCTGGATCGGTTCCCTTCATAACAATTTTAATAGCAAATGATGAGAATTCAGGGAGATTTGCTGCGCTATATGTGATATCTTGATATGAAGATTGCTTTTCAATCACTGATGAAATAGTATTTTCTGGTGATGCAACTTCCGCAGTATCTGGATATCCATTACCATTAAAGTAGATCCAATCGATATCTTCAAAGTTTTCAGCAGTAGAAGCTTTCTTGAACTTATACAATACCTCAACATCAGAAATATTCTTGACGTTCATCGTTAAGTGAACATCAATAGCAGTTCCTGGGTTGTTGATAGAAACTTCTTTGGTAATATACTTTGCAAGAGAAGAACTATTTTTAGAAGTGTCTTCCCCAACAAAATTAATACCATCGGCATATCTAATTCTTGCAATCTCTAAGAAGAGAGCATCCTCGTCATTTTGAGTAGCATACTTAACAAAATCACCTACTCTAAAGATATCATCAATTTGATCATTCACAACAGCATTTCTGTTAAACAGAGTGTTGTCAATAATTCTTCCAGTGAAATCATCAGCAATAGGTTGAGTATCTGTTCTTAATGTCAACTCTTGTGTTTTATTATTCCAGATAACTGCTTTACCTGTAATAATGTTAGTATAAGTTTCAACAATTACGGATGGATTTCTTGCTTCGATAGTTGAAGCATCTGGAATATCCAAGAATAATTGAGTAGGATTTGTATCAATTTTTGCTCTTGGAACTTCTTCATTATTTACGGTTTCGACCAAATCTAATTGAGAACCTAATGTGATTCTCTCACCTCTCTTAAAGAACTGCGTCGAAGTTAATCTTACCCAGACCTCACTACCTACAACTTTAGCAATACGACCTGTTGCTTTAGAAGTGTAACCTTCTACACTTTGATCATTTTGAATTTGTACGTTAATTAAGTTAGAAATTGCAAACTTATAGAGAGGATAGAATTCAATAATCTGATCTCTTCTTCCGTAACGATTTTCCTGACCAGTTGGATGATCAATTCTATTACTAGAAGTTTTGACACTAATAGTAGACAGATCAACAACTGGTGATAGGTATGATGTAGAAGAACTCAACTTTAACTTATAAGTTAAGGAGTTGTTCATGTCATTTAGAATTTCATTAATCTCGGATGTAATTACCTTTTGATTAGTGAAATAATGTGGTTCGTTGAGGAAAGTTTTTTCATACTCTGCTTGAGAATATGAAGAATATGTACTGGTAGTAGAATCTACTGGTACAATATTGGTAGTCTTCACCGAAGTTTCAATCTTAGTATCGCTAAAAGTTAGATACTGTACTTGTGGATATAGAATTTCATACTTTCTATTGTATGAAGCATATACAGTTTCTCCTCCACCTAAAGCATTACCAGAAGATGAAATTGGTGAGGTAATATTGTATCCATCAATACCACCGTTAGTAACTTGGAACAGTGTAGAATTTAAAGTATCTGATGTGATACCACCTGTCTCTAATGCTGTTCTATAGAACACATAGGAATTTCCTGTGTCTTCAAAACCATTATCTCTATGAGATACATTAATAATTTTGTTATTGTTACCAAACAACTTAGAAGTTGCATTTGTATTTGCTGTTGCGTCAGTTCTAAATGGATTTTTCTCTAGAAGTTCATATCCTAAAGATTCATTAGTGAGAAGAAGTTCTGCATCTTTTCTAATATCAAATTCTGCACGATATAGTGTAAACTTGATATCTTCAAAATTATCCTCTGTCCAGTTCTCTGTATTTTGAGATCTGTAAACAGAACCAAGAGAAGGTTGTGTTGTGATAACTGTGCTAGTTGCAATATCAGTCTCGCCTAATCTAGACGCCCACATCTCATAATCAACAGAATCGGTTTCTACCGTTAGTGCATACTCAGTATCATTCTGTAGATATACAGGATGATCAAACTCAAAATAAGTAGGAACAGTAGAGTCTGTAACTCCCACGTAATCGGTCGCTACACCCATTCTAACAGCAGGGGTATCAATCTCTATCTGAGTTTCTAATACACATCCACCAGCGCCATTACCGATACCTCTGATGACTACTGATGGTGCTTCGGTATAACCGAAACCAGGGAGAGAAATCTCTGCATTATATACTTTTCCACCAGAAACTTCTACTCTTGCGGTAGCGACAGATCCACCTGGCAATTGAGGACTTTCGATTGTAATAATAGCATTATCATAGTTTAATCCAGTGTCCTTAATATTGATTGCTGAAACTTTACCACTATCTTTTGCAATTGTTAATACAGAGTTGGTTCCCTCTGTATTGTTTGCTAAAGTAACAGATGGAACAATCAAAGTTTCATTTGGTAAGAAAGAGCGACCATTATGATTACTCAATACAAGAGTATACACTTGCTCATTTGTAAGCAAGAACTTACCAGAAGATGAAGGAACAAGATCTACACCGTTCTTATCAATTACTCTCTCGATAGGACCACTAGCAGCAGAAGAAGATCCAGTAGCACTTTCTCCAATAGTTACGTATACATTTCCATTAGTAAAGAACTTCAGGAAAGTATATGGCATAATGACTTTTTCTGTTCCAGGAACAATATTCTTTGCTGGTTTTTCAGAATCTACATTTGACAGATATACCTTAATTGGAATGGTATTGCTCTTCTTATTGAAGAAAAGATCTACACCAGTAGCAAACACACCACCCTCATAGTTTTCAACTTTGAAAGTTTGTGCAAGTGGATTAGGTCTTACTGGATTGTCAGTATTGCTGTCTACAAACTGAACACCTTCATTTGCTTTAAAGAAGGATGGTTTTGTTGAAACAATTGTGCCAGGATTTTCTGGAAGAATACCAGTTGCATAATACTTAACTTCGGCGTAAGTATCTACGTTTGCTTTGTCCGCATTTGTAGAACTAGAAGTAAATCTAAATGTCTTGATGCCTGTAGAAATATTAATTTCTTCAGCAAGATTGTCGTAATCAACAGTATCTACGTCTCCAGTCCAAGTTGTGTTTTCTCTTGGTGGAGCACCAGCTGGTAGTAAGATTAGACCACTAGCATTACCGTTTTTGTCGGTAGTAATAGTTCCGTTAAATGCTGATAATGAATTGCCAGCAATACCACTGAATCTAAGGTCTGGATTTACCCAACGATTAATATTTCTACCTTCTAAGAAGACAGATAACGTCGTATTGGGTTTCATTCTCTTCACAACATACTTAATAGGAACACTTCTAGCGAAGAACTGCAGGGCAGCAGATACGTTGTTTCCTCTAATAGTGTTTGTCTTTACACCTTTAGCAACATCATTATTTTGTGGACTAATATTAGTGGAACTGGAAACTCCAGCAGCTTCTACACTCGCTTGTGCATCTTGACTATTAATTTTACCTAAAGAATTAATTGCTGTAAATGATGGTGTAGATCCAACCCAGTTGACTACAAAAGAGTTATAAAGACTAGAAAGACTTTGCTTGATATTTTCTTTTGCTAAGAAAATTTTATACAGATCTGTGTTAGTATCTACAACTAATGGTTCTTTAGACTCATCATACCACTGATCAATAGATGGAGAAAGAATACTATCTCCAACATATTGTAAAACAACAAATGGATTTGGATTTAGTGTCTTAGATGCAAAACTATTTCCAAGAAGACTTAGGTGAGTATATGGTAAGGTAACAATATCTCCAGACTTCTTATAACCAGAGACAACTCTTTGGTCGTCTCTAGTATTCACTTCTTTTAGTACAAAAGAATTTTCTTTTGATTGTGGACGCAATACTGACTGCTGAGAATCAATAGCACACTGATAATCAAGAGAAGATAGATTACCTGTTCTATGAGACTCAAAGTTATCTACCAGGAATCCAGACTTGAATCTATCAAAACCAATTTCATCTTTGACCTGCATGTTAAGAGCTTGTTGCTCTAGAACACTAAGGGTGGTATAATATTCGAGACGTTCAATACGCTTCTCTAATTTACCGATGTCGCGCATAGTATAGCGACGATTATCGATAGTTGTAATTCTTACATCCTTACTAGTTTGTGTGTATGCAGGAATGTATGCATAGAATAGTGGGATAGCATCATCAACAGGATCTGGTTTGGAAGGATTAAGTGAAGAGTTGCCTTCTTTGACAATAAAGTTTCCTTTTTTGTTGAGGAAAATACCATCAATTCTATCTAAGTATTGAACTTGACTGAATGATAGTGTGTACTCTAGTCCTGCATCAGGTGCAGGAGTAGAAGCAAGAACTGCTCCTGGTCCAGAGAAATTACCAACTGTTACTGACAGAGATGCTTCATCTTGGAAACCACTGATAGTAGTATTAGAATCTACTTTTGGTCTAAAGTCAATAACGTTCTTAAGATTTACAATACCATGTACAGTTGAGTTGAATGATGGGATTTCTTCCTCTGTTACACCTGCTTCATGAACATAACTGTCAACAGTACAGAAATCACCTTGAGATTGCTCAAAATAATCAAAACCAATAACTAATTGACCAGTTGTCTTTTCTTGTCCTGGTTTGATGACAATTCTAGAAATATCATATACAGTATCTCTTTGACCATTATCAAATGTAAATCTATCAGTAACGTCTGTTCCAGAAACTAGATTACCAGCAGAATCAATAGTTGGAGGTTGAGTAGCACTTCCCTCATAAACATATCTCAGTTTATACGCATCGGAATAAGAGAGAACTTCTACAATTTCCGAATCATAGTCAGTTCCTCTGAATGGAATGACACTATCACCAGAAGATGAGATAACAATTCTCTTATTCTCGATAGAAGTTTTTAGTCTTGGTTTTGCGTTAGTAACTTCTAATGTTGCCGTAAGTTTTAGTTTTGGATATGTTCCATTTGTTGGAATGGTTCCGAAGTAAGTGCTAGGAAGTCTTAAACTAATACTACCAGAAGCAAGACCACTAGCAGTATCTGTTGCAGAAGTAATTTCTACATTATCTGCATCAACATATACAAGATCACCTGCAGAAATATTTGGAGCGTCACCAGGATCCAAGACTGTGATCATGTAATTTTCTTCAGTGAATGCAACAAACCTTTGTGTACCAAAGTCTAGTTGTGCAGCAAATGTAATGATACCACCACCACTAGAAGCAGTAGTGATAAAATCTCTACGGAAGAAGTAGTTGATCTTTGTATCTTCTGGGGTATCAACAATCTTTTTAATTTGTCTACTTCCAGATGGATAAATTAAAGTTCCTTGGTTTGCATTATCTACTCTTGGACGTAAACGTACAATACTTGTATTAACAACATCTCCTGGTAGTACAGAGTCTAGATATACTCGTGACTTTTGAGATCCTTGCTTTTGAGTTGCATATTGTACGACAGCACGAACAATATTGTTATCTACATCAGCAAACTGAACAATATCACCTTGCTGCACATCGTTGCTAGCATCAGCATTAAAACTTGTAGATTCGATAAAGTTAAAACCTTTTGTTCCAAAGAACGTGAACTCAGTTACAGCTTTAATCTCTGCATATTTTTCGTCATCAGTAACAACATCTGCTGTGAAAACATTAGCGTTTCCAGAACCAAATGCTGATGCTACAGACTTAACATTCTGAGGAACATAAGTTGTAACAGCATTTCTAACTAGAACTGGTAAGATAGAAGCAGACTGGGTTGGATTTGCTGCACCATCTGGTTGAACAATACTAATAGCAGGAGGTTGAGAATATTCTGTTGAGAGTGCTGATCTATTGTTAATGATTGCTGCATAAAAAGCTCCATTAACTAGTCTCTTCAATTCTACAACACCAGCATCGATTTCTACACCGTTGATTAATATGTTAGATCCATCAGCATATCCAAGACCTCTGTCTTGAACAACAAAGTGAGAAATAGTATTATCAGTAGAAATCTTAGACGTATTGGAGTCTTCATCTCTAATAGTTTCACCAGAGACAAATCTACCTGATAGAGTTTTAACAAAAAGAAGTCTTCCAACAGAGTAAACACCAGAAGGTGCTCCTTCGACTACACCATATGCACCACTCTTTAAACCAAAGACATATTTACCAATACCAAAACTACCATCTGCTGGAGTTGAATCTAGAAGAATTTTAGTAAAGAATTCTGGATCAAAATAAGATAGACCAAAAGTAGTATTATAGACTTCTGTTCCTACAGGTAAACGACCTTTAGAGAGAATAATATCAGTATCCTGATTAAATCCTGTGCCTCTCTCCTTAAGGAAGAAATTACTTGGTTTTGCTCTACCAATAACTGGTGTGATAGTAGGAGAATAATCTACAATATAACCATATGAATTAATAGAATCAACAGCTGCTTCTGCTTCTGTCAAGAATAATTTTCTTTGGTAATTTGAATCACCTAAGTCATACTCAAGCATAGTGAGTTCAATATCATCCTTATTGCCAGCAATAGTAAGTTCTAAGAATTTTACACTATCGTTAGCATTTAGAAGTGGTTTATTTACCTTCGCGTAAGACAAAGCTTTTACACTTCCTGTGGAGGTAGCAGCTCCAGAATCATTCCTGGTTTTTACAAAATACAAAGTTCCCAGTAAACTTTGGAAATTTGTATCTGTTAAATTAGCAAGAGGATTAGTTGTACTAGTTACTTCAAGTGTAATAGTTTTAATTGCCGAATTGCTATCAAAATACTGCCCTCGTCTGTTTAGAGTTTGTCTATGATCTGATGGCAATTCTGTATTTGCTAATCCAACAGAACCATCATTATATGTTGAATATAAATTGACGTATGGATATGGAGTTAGATCTGCACCTTCTTTGTTTAAAGGAACACTACCATATACGTTTGTGATGTTATAAGTTGGTAGTGATTTTGCTTTTAATCTAATATTGTCACTGCTTAGACTTGCTCTAGCTTTATTAATATCTAAGTATTTTGTTTCTTTATTGACAATTTCATAACCCCTGATATATGCTTTACCAGGACCAACACTAGCAACCATCTTTCTGGAAGCTTCTTGTTCGGTTAGATTATTAAAGAGACCAAAATCATCTTTTGCATAAACACCACGGTTTCCTTCTTTCTGGACATACTCTCTGATGTCTACACTGAAATTATCTACAACATAATCACCACTCTCATCATAAGTTCTTCTTGCAAGAGTTTGCTCAATTAAACTGTAATTTGTAGGACTTACTTTTCTTTGTACAGATCCTCTAAGAGTAGTAATTAACTGAATAAAGTTTTTATCTGTAGATTCATCTAATTCAAACTTTACCAGAGAAAGAGAGATCTTAAGTCTATGTGCTCCTGGTGCAGTATAGTTTGAAGAACCAATTGAATTATCATAAAGACTATCGTCTTCTTCTGGAGTTACAATATCTTCTTTGATAGAAAAACCAACCTTTGCGGATGGTTCATTATAATAATCATCAATAACAAGCAATTCAGTGTTGTTGCGGACAAAATATCCATTAACAAAGTAAATTCCCTCTTCTACTTTTACAGCAGAACCAAATCCCATAGCGGGACTATCAATAGAAGTTACATCTCCTGTATCTGGGTTTGTAATTTGAATGCTAGTTGGTAGTACACTACCATCAGTACCCACGACCAATAATGGAGTGTTGACTCCATCAATAACTTCTAATGTCTCACCTTGCCTAAAGGTTACTTCTGTGTTAGAATCTCCACTAGTCAGATAGTTTACATAGATTGTATCTGCTGTAGTTTCTGTTGCTAGTTTTGTTGCTAGTACCGTGCCAATAACACCAGAGTTTAATCCTCTCAACTGGGTGCCAATTAACTGAGAAATGTCATATTTCTTATAGACAATCTCATTACCTTCATTAATGGCAACTTCAGATACTGAAGAAAGCTTTACATAATCTAACTTAGTATTAAGACCTACCTCACCTGGGACTACTAGGTCACCTTGCTTGAAAGCATACTTACCAAAAGACTCAATCTGATTTTGTAAGATAGATTGAACTTGTGTTAGTTCCCTGCTCTGAATAGAATACCCAGGACGGAATAAAATCTTGTAGAAATTTTTATTCGCGTCAAAGTCCTCATAATAAGGATTTACATTAAGGTTAGTCTTCTGTGGCATGGTTTTCCGCCAAATACTAGCATTCTTTGTCCTTAGTATTTATAGAGATAAAAAAAATCCCCCCATCTCTGGAGGGACTTATAATCGATTGTTTTAATCAGAATTCGATGACTAGTTTGATGTCTTCAATCTGGTCAGGAGCACGAGTGATTAGACGACGGTTCTCAACGTAGATAA